TTCTTGGCATCGTTGATCCCCCCGCTTGTGCCAGCATTAAGATAATTGGCATTACCACCATCCTGTGTATCAATCACAATATCTGAATAGTCGTACTGTGCATCCTGATATGCATCATAAGCAATAACTCCGACCAAAAGAACTATAACGATCACCAAAGCCCGTATGATTCTTTCCAGCCTAGCCATTGCCAGTTCATGCGCTATAAGTGGAATAGTTGCCAGCCTTTCCTCGTCCTTGATTTCCATAGATGCCCTCCTAACGATCTATTAGAAACTGCTGCACCTTCTGTTCCTGATCAGCCATCTTCCCGGTACTGTTGTTTGTCCGTAAATGCTCAAGTATTGCCAGATCATCCTGCAGCAAAAGCGAAATGGCTTTGTACAGAAACTGATTGCTCTCTTCTAAGGCTTTTATTCGCTTATTGTCACTATCAAGTTTCTTGTCCACGGACTCAAACTGGTCTTTGAGCATTTCCGTAATGGCTTCTTTTAGTTCTTTCTTCAACTGCTTTACTCCGAGGTACAAGCCTCCTATGAATACAACGAATGCGGCAATCTCGCCCAAAGTGATGTTCTGTACAAATTCCATCATGCCAGCACCTCACTTTCCAGTATAACGAACTATAACTTTCGCAGAAGTCTTGTCGTATGACTTGATACGGATTTGTTCATTTACAGGAACTTTTCCGCTTGAGCCTGTCGACTCAGCTATCTTGCCGTTGCCCATATAGTAGAATGTGTGAATGTACTTCTCACCGTTGAACTTGCCCATAATGTCGCCAGCTTTCCATTGTGATTTTGGTATTCCGTTCTTGTTGCGAATTACCTTCAACTCTTTCAGACCAACGTGCTTCTGTGCAAGCGCAAGTGCTTCTGCGTCCGTCTTTGCGTTCAGTATCTTTTCCCATATCTCATTGGCTATAACACCGTCAGAGCATTTGCATGGTAGTTCCCCACCGTGATGCCATACGGCAAAGCTAAACCCAATACAGTTATAACCGACATACTTTTTGTCACAGTTTATCTTGATACCGAGTAGCTTAAATACTTTCTTTGCCGCATCGTACACAGCATCAAGAACGACCCTCTTTGTGCATATAGGGCAAGTCTGTGTTGCCTTGTCGCCCTTCTTCCACTTGACGTAGTGAAAATCGTTGCAGTCAGCAATCATCTTTGCCCATGCGTTTGCCCTGTCTACCCAATTAACAACAGGCTCTTTCTTTTCCCAGTAGGCGACATAGCATTTATCCATGTCTACCTTACCGCTGATGCCGTCTACAGAACCGCTTGAAGTGTATTGCCACATACCCATGCGATCGGCTGGCTTGTAATCCATCGTATCGTTATATTGCGCTATCCAAAACGGATTTGACGAATAGTTTTTTGCCGTGTCAGCAAGGTAGTTATTCCACCAGTTTAGGTTTGCGTAAACACCGCCTCTGCCTCCGAGCGATTTCATTTTGACAAGAAATGCCTGTGCTACCACATTGGCATACTTGGCAAGACTCGCTTCCTCAAGATCGATGTATAACGGCATATCAGGATCATACGGCTTACAAGCATTGAATAACTTCGTTGCTTCGGCTTCAGCCTCAGCTATATTCTTTGCCCTTGAAAAAATATACGAGCCGATATGTAGTCCAGCCGCCTTAGCGTTCTTCATGTTTTCTGCGAAGCGTTTGTCGAGCACATTGCCATCTCCATATCTGATGATTGCTCCTACCACTCCGTCAGCCTTGACCTTTTTCCAGTCAATCTGACCCTGCCAGTCTGATACATCGATGACTTTGTACGAATCGTCTACTATGGGATACACTGCCTTGTCGTGTTCGTTGAGATATTCCTGCCATGCTCGCATACTGTTCGAGCCGAAGATGCCATCAGAAGCGACTCCTATTTTCTTCTGCCATGCCTTGATGGTCTGCTCCCCGATGATTCCGTCCTGTGTCGTGCCTACCCATTTCTGCAAGTTCTTTACGCAAGGAGAACCGCCCTTGCCGTACTCAACTGCCTTGAGTGCCGGATAGTATTTGTTGAGAGCTTTGTTCTGTCCTGAGATGACACCATCCTGCGTAGTACCGAAGAATCTTTGCATCTCCTTCACTGTTGCTGCACCACCTACGCCATCGCAGATCAGCTTGCCATTTTCATCGTATGGGGATGGAGCTTCTCTGCAATCTGTGTGCATAGCGTTGCCCATGCCAGGTGCCGACACAGATCCCTTTATGGTTTTGCCGTTGGTAGTTTCGACAAAGATGCCGTTACCATAGGTGTAGTGATGATTCGGAAGATTGCTGATCCATCCGATGTTAGCTTTACGATTCGTCAGTGTGTCGGTTACGCCTTTGATGTAGTAATCGACTGCCAGACCTTTTTTGTGTTCGCTGTTCGGTATGCCGCCTACCTCTCGGTTATAAGCGTTGCAACGAACACCGCATGTCACGACCATAGGCTTTCCGTAATGAGTCCGTATAGCCTGTATGTTTTTAAGCTCAACAGGCTTCATGTATGTCGGATATCCGCAGCAGTGTCGGCCATTGCAGCCGCATCGGAATTCTTCTGGTGCAAAGTTCGTGCAGTTGTCTTTTACCGATTTAAGATGGCGGACAAGATTGTCTGTATCCGTTCCATATACTCCGTCACAGTCTGATTTGCGAAGCATATACTTCTTCTGCAGCTTCAGGATGTTTTCGGCATTATACTCGCCCAGACCCAGAGCTTTGAAGTATTCTTTTCTCTGTTCAACATTGAGAAGTGCCATACTTACTCCCCTTTCACCATTCTCTGCTCATCTTCCTCAAGTATATCCTCAGCCATCAGAAACTGGTTCTCTCTGTGATCTAAGTCATTTGCATTGTCGGATACCTTCTGGATATCTTCCAGCTTCAAGTGCTGTTTGAACACCTGATGCAGTCCAACAGCTGCGAGGCCGGAGACCATACCCTTTACGACACCCTCATAATCAACGCCAAATAAAAGGAGCCCCGAAAGGGCTCCGATTATCAGCAGAACAGTTGGTATCCACTTGTCATCTGTCGGCATCCATTTCTTCATCACGAATCCGATGCACAGACACGCCGCTGTGATTATCGGCATAATCATGCCGTCTATAAAATCAATGTTCATCCTATTTTCTCCTTTCAGTTACTGATTTAAAGGTCTAACTAAACAAGTTCCCCTGTATCAAGGTTGAATGTTCTGTTATTTCCCGCTCCGACTCTGATGCAATACAACCTTCTTGTCACATAATCCGCATACACCATTTCAAATGTTGTTGCATATCCGTCAAGTGTTTTCGTAGTAACCACAATAGGAATATTGCCAACTTTTGTATTCCTGTCTTTGTGTGTATGACCAGTCATAAAGAACTCGACTCTGCCTGTTGCAGATGAGAAATCGTATGTTACACCTTTGAATGTAACGCTCTGCCTGTTGTTGTATACATTAGCTATCTGTGCACACTGATTTGTAACATAAGCTACGGAATCACCCGTAGAAGTGACATAGTAAGCATGAACAAACACCGCATAGTGGTCTGAACTGCCATTCAAGAGACTTTCTGCAAACCATGTGACTTGCTCATTCTGTTCATCTGTTTCGTTTGCCGATACCGTACCACTGTTAAGGACGAAAAACCTTGTATTATATCCATCAAACGAATAGTACAGTTTCTTAAATCTTCTGAAGTAGAGGTTAGTTAGTATCTGCGACGATAAAAATTCAGAGCCTTGTGAATTGAAGTCATGATTCCCTGCTACTGGATAGTATTTGTCACCGAATATGCCTCTCATAGAACCGTTAAGATAGCCGATTTTTGTGCAAGCCTGTGCGAGTGTATCAGAATCTCCAAGCCAGTCACCATTATCAACAATGAAAGAAGCAGGAACATTATTAAAGTATCTCTGCAAAGTTACTGCCATCTGCTTGAAATAAGGACGTTCATCTGCACCCATCCAGTGCGGATCAGTAAAGAACAGGAATGATTCTATGTCTGCTGATTCCGTGCCAAACAGAGAACAGAACTCCTGCACCTTTGCAGTTGTATCAAACTTGTAATTGCCAAGATAATACGAATCAAACACTTCAAGGTTATACAAGTCTTTAGCCATATTTGTAGCCTTTGCAAGCGTGAAGTCGCTGACCTGTTCGTTCTGAATCTGACCGCCTACCGTTCGGTAAGCGTTTGCTCTAAAGTAAGGATAATCGGAATTAGGCGTAACATAATGCGCCCCGCTATATACCTCCCCTGCAACTCTTGCGTTGTTACTGTCGAAATATACTATTTCAGTGGTTGCCCAAGCAGGAGTAATCAGTAAGTCTACATCTGCTGTAGAAGCATTAGATGCCATTCTTGTTCTGTAATTCGTTGCATATTCTTCTCCTGTTGCAAACCTCAGACCACCAAGTTGCCATGTTATATCGGATGGAGTGATGCCTCTGTTATCCCTTGCACTTAGATTTTGAACATCTTCGTAAAGCTGTGTCTTTGCATACAACTTATCGCAAGCAATCATATAGTCCTCAATCTTATGTCCGTCTGTAGGCATGTTCACAATGCGCATATACGCACCATATCTTGTAGGAACTATTTCATCAAGCGCACTGCTTGTTGCTTGTTTTGCAATATATGTATTAAATACATATGAGCCATTTACAAGATCGTAAAAGTACATATAGGCTGAATATCCAAGAGGAATGTGTAGTCTTGAAACGCTTGCAACAGGAATATAATCAACAGTTACTGATCTCCATTCTGTTGTTTGTTCTTCTCCCGTTGTGCCATTCAGCATTCCTTTTTTCCATGCTATATTGAGCATATATTCTGAAAGTTCCCCGTTAGCAAGGTTAGCATTTTTTAAATCATCAACTTGACCTCTGACTGCATCACCTAAGCTTGTATATGTTGCGCCATCTACGCCAACTCTCGCATCGGTCACTTCCGCCGCACTCGGGGCTTCACCCGATGGAGCGACAAGCTGAGCGATTTGCTCTCTTGCTACAAGGTCAACGGCTCCAGCTTTACCATCTTCGTAACATTGATGTATGCCATCATGAATGGCTTGTCTTACCTCTCTGCCATAGATGGCATTCTTTATCTGCTCAAGATATGTTTCAATTCCTGCCATGTTCTACCTCCATTATGGAATGATTATGTCAGCGTTCTTGTCGGTTATGGTTACCGCCACGCCGTTCACCGTGATAGTTTCTATCGTGTTGACCTGTGCGCCAGCCTCTACCGTATCCGTTATAGCCGTTATGTCATCAACGGTGTCGCTTATCTCAGATACGTCCTCAAGCACATCAGCAACCTGATTAATGACCGCATTTATCTTGCTGTTTGCAGAGTTATTGATAGTGGTCAGCGTCTTTGGTGCTACCCCGAACGAGTATTGCGATTGCTCAGGGTTCTCAAAGTCGAGCGACATTCTTGTGCATTGAAACCACGCATCTACTCCGTGAGGTGCTGAGATCACACGATTGTACTCACCCAGCTTTATGGCATCGATGTTCACGTTCAGGATGTGCATGTCCACGGCTGACAGTTCTATCTGCGGAACGATGTTCGCTCCCGAAGCCAGCGCACGCTGTCCTTTGGATTTCAGGACACTTGCCTTCTTTACGTCCTCCCACACCATAGACTTCGTGATCCGTCCGAATGTCGCTATGCCTGTCGCATCTTCAAGATAATCTTTATTATCATTCACGCTTGCGATCGTAAGCCTTCGCTCAACACCCTGCTTCGTGCCTTTTGACGCTCCGAGTGGTATCAGCACCGTGAATATCTCACCGCCGTCCAGCTTCTGTGAGAAGTCGAGCAGATTTTCTCCAAACTCGATGACCTGCGAATTCTGACCTCCTGAGTCAGACAGGTAATCAAGATACTCAACCTCGACACCGTTCTCTATCTCATACCTCGGCATGATGTATCCTCCGAGCGGATTGATCAGTTGCTCGTTGATCTCATCAAACGTACTCAGATACGACCCCGAAGCACGTGTGATAGTGTCCTCGTCATCGCCGACATCGACCACGCCGACTCTGAACTGCTTTTCTGCCTCGACCATCGAGTTGTGCCTGTTTATCAGAAACGTGAAATACTGCTCGACAGTACCCGTGAACGTGTATGCCCTGATAACAGAATCCTGAAGAAATCCAAGTTCACCCTCACAGTATATGTTCTTCTGCTTCGTCATCGTCTGCTCATCAGACAGGCATCTGCCACGGAACACCCTCACATCATCGTTGTATACCTTTACAATCGACTTGAGCTTGTTTATGCTGTTATACCCTACAGCACCCGATGGAAGTCCAAACTCCAAAGTGCTTGCCAGATTCAGCTCCATCTTAAGTGCAGGATTGACAGCATAGTATCCGTCCTCGATCAGCGTAGGAGAATATATAAGATTGTTGTCTACGTATATCGTGTACATTACAGACTCCCGATCTCAAACTCTATGCTTACCGTGCCGTTGCCGGAGAAAGTTGCTTCGTATTCGTGGGTATCATCTAACACCAAACCAGCGATTCTATTGTCGCCTGTTGTAAGCTGATACGTTGTACCATCGATATTTACCGTCATGTTTGACGATACTGATATGTTTGGTGTTACCGGCATTCGGCTACCGGCAAACGTTACCGTAAGAGTGCCGTCTACAGTCATATTGCCGTAGTTGAACGCATAGTCAGTCTCAAAGTTGAACGGATCCCACAGCCAGTCAAGACTGTTTGCGATAAGTGACTTTTTGTACGGATCAAAATATCCCTCAATGGTTATTGTTGCCGTGCGTTTATTGGTCTTGAAAGAATCGATTTTCACTCTGCCGTAATAGTAGTAATACGGATCTTCGTCCAGAACCACACGCATCTTCCGTCCATGCAGTTCATTCATAAGACCCGAATATATGGCATCCCACCTCGCACGGTCTATCACAGTAAACTCAAATTTACCTTCCCGGCTCTCATAGTTTGCCCGGCCTGTCAGCGCCTCAGTAATGTCAAGATCACCATCGGCACCGGCTACCTCCACATACACTTCACGAACATCCGGGGGATTGACTATCATCTTTGACTTTGGATACAGACCAAAGTCTCTGAAAGAGTGCTTACCGCCAAACAGAACACCGTAATTGCTTTCATACTTGTTGCTCATTAAGCGTTACCCCTCTCTCTGTTTTTCTGCCTTGTTCCGAGCGAATTATCGATTGGTCTGGATAACGAACCGACCAAAGCGCCTGTATCCATTACGATGTCAAGATTGGACATCTGCGGCAGCCATTCCTGCAGTATAGCGGTCAGCCTTCCAAATTCTCCTTCAGTCGCGCCAAGAAGCCCTGTGTTGCCGAATGTCGGATTAATTGCCGTAACTCCGACCATAGCATCTGCTGCGCTCTGAACAGGACGCAGATTGCTCTCGATACCAAGCGCAAGCCCTTCTGGTATCCACTTACCGACTTCCTCAAATACCTTTGACGGCGATGCAATACCGAGCACTTTCTTTACCGCTTCTGGCAGTTTTGCCGCAAGTGCTTTGACCCTTG